CATCGACGAGTGCGTACTCAGGTGGATTTTCGTTGCGGCGTTACAAGTGAACGACCAAAGCGCCCTTGAGCGCTCAATTCGCCACTGTAACGTGGTCCGCTAACGTGCCATAGGCAAAAAACCTATTCATGTTTCGCAAGAATGTTGCGCTCAAATATCTCCAAACACCTCACGAGAGGCATCGGTATCCCACGGCGTTGAAGCCGTAGCACCAGAGAGAAGAGCAAAAGGTGCGGGACCCAAATAGGTCGTCGCACGAGCGTCGTCGCCGGCCGCACGACCGCAGAATAAATCTGCATCTGTGGGCGTGTCGACGCTCAAATTGTAAAAAACGATACCGCGTCTATTACTAAAGTTAATAGTTGGCTGAGCGGAAAAGCCATAGCCCAAAGACCATGTGAGGATGTCGTTGAGGGCAGAAACTGCTATGCGCGCGAACTTCTGGTAAGGAGGCAAGCGCACATGCATTACGCCGGTGACGGATGATTGGACGAGAGGTGCAGCAGAAGGACCGCGGGATGTGGCAGACGCGGTCGTGATGGTTGTGCTGGACTCCAGATTGCGCTGGCGCACACACATGTACGATGGACGCGAAGCTGGAACGGTAGGACGCTGGTATACGTGTAGGTCTGTCGAGCCCGTGGCAAAAGCATACGCTGCAGCTATGTTCCCACCAAAAGAAAAACTCCCGCTCTTGAACGAAGTAGCCCCTGGCACAAGTGCTGACGCCGCTGGCTGGTAAAACCAAGGCGGAATCATCACAGCGTAGGCCCCATCAAAGGGCTCAGGGGTGGCAGGGAAGACCTCACAAGTTACGTGCGGAATAGCGATCAACTGTTTAAGAGAGGAAACACATTCACCTACAGTATACTCACACACATTGTCAGCAGTGTCAGACACCACGACGCCACCCGACTGGAGACGCAACGTAGGACTATTGTGAGCTGGCCAGATAGGAGAGAATGGATCGGCAAGCTCATAGTTAGAGCCACCACAGACCTCAACCATGAAGGTTATGGTATTGGAAACGACTGAGGGAGCAATGAGCGGATTGACAAGAGACATAGTCACACACCCAATGGCGTCTTGAAACGCTGACCACGGACTGGGGCTCATGTACGGTATTTCGAACTCAAAGATGTTGCCATCCTTAAGATCAAAAATGGCTGAGTAGCCAAACACGTCAGGTCCAGGGGTGCCGTAACTGGCAGCCTTGATGGGCACTGGCAAAGTGGTAACATCAGTAAAAGACTGAGCATCCACATACGGACTGAAGGACACAAGGACCCTAGCCGCATGCATTTTTGTCTTCGCAAACGTGAACCGAAACCTGATAGAGCCCTTCCAGTATTTGAACATAGACGAGACAAACATGAGGCTGGATGGTAGGAAAGCATTTGCAGTCGCACCAGAAGCAGAGGGAGGACGAATGTTGTAGTACGGAGTGGCCGTAGGTGCCCTGGCCCAGAAGCAACTAGGTGACACCGGCGCAGCATAAAATACTGCGCCGGTAGCAAGCGTCGTTGCAATAGAACCAATGCATATCTGCGACCATTGTGACGAGACATACTTAAGAGACATCTCGTCAGCGTCCGTTCCACCCATCTTATCGTCAATGCGCAACCTGTTAGACGCCATTGGACCAACAACGTTACAGGCGCTCGGAATGTCTGCGTTACATTCGAGGACATTGTCAAAGACTACCATTCTCTGAGGAGGGTCCACAATAGTGGGTCTGGCGAAGCCAAAGGCGCGAATAGCGCCCGCAGCCTTAGCTAGAAACCACGACGTAGTGCCCCCCACAGAAGACAACATTGGCACACCATAAGAAAACCACTTAAACGCACGCGACAGAGCCATGGTACCAGAAGAAAAAGGATAACCTTCTTGCTCAAATTCCCTGGATACGGGATCCTTCCCAGACTGCAAACTTAGTGTACCCACAGCATTAGGCTTAGCACCGAACAGTTCGAGGTCCTCAAGGTGGAACAGAATCTGATACGTGGGTGCTGTCATGCCTGTAACTGCTTGCACCGGTTGGATCATATTCACTGCCGCGATGCCAACAAAGTCGGCGTTATTAGCAATGATCTGCTCCGTCGGCAAATACTCAAGAGAGCCCAAGTAGGGCACTCTGAGTTGAACCATTGTGTCCGAGGCAAGATCAAGGCGCACATGTGGCAGATTAGTCACTGCCATTGAATTGAGATACCGCCGAAAAGTGGTGGTGAAACTCGTCCCCGCACCGTATTGAAAAGATAAGGCTATAACGCCCTGGTGAAAGGGAGTGGCAGCAACCTGGAGAGTATAAACCAAAGTAGCACGATACCCAAAGACACCCTGAAGACGAGCTGCACCATTAGGAAAGGATGAGACGATGTTGCTTGCTGTAGCCGTTTGTGCAAATACGTTGGAATACGTGCCAGTAGGCAAAGTGCCAGCAGCAATAGTGACAGGGCGTCGGAAGTATTCGGTAAGGTTCTGAATGTTAGAGCTCGGAGAAAAAAGATGACTCGCTTTACCAGACAGTACAGAAAGATTCGTGCAAGCTTCCTGCACGAATGAAGTAACCCCTGTGGTCTCTGGCGTGTTGGAGATAGACAAAGAGTCAATCGTAGAGCAAGCCTCCACAGAATCTCGCACAGGGACTTCATTGTTTGTAATATTTGTATTTTTTGTGGCAAGACGATAATACGATCACCAGCTGTCTCAGACTGGCGAAAGCGGTGGCTTCTCTGGCTGTAAAGTGAGCCTGAGTAGTAAGATAAAAATCACACTGTTGAGATGTTGTTTCCTGTCCAAAAGTAAAATCCGGCCACCGGAATTTGAAACTCCACAATTGCGTATATTTGCAACACCTCAAAACCATGCGTCTGTCCGCATAGCAACGACCTTGCGATACCCGTCGCGCGTTGCCACGCAGCGGGGTTCGTGTTCAGCAGAGGCCATAACCTTGAGCAGGGCAGACGAGTGGCTATCCCATAGCTTGGAGTCATGCAAAGATAGCTCCTCCAAAGCTAATTCGAGCACAGCTGGGATATACTCATGCTCATATTTTTTGTTTTTGCACCAATAAATGGTGTAGTAAAAGCTGTCCAGCTCCAGCGGCGCAGACCACCCGTAGACGGGGTCAAAAATGATGCGCCTTTTCAAGAACGTCACTTCATCCAATGTCGTGTATTCACACAAATTCCCGTCCTTCCTCCCAGACGTGTACACCACGGAAAACTCGCGCTGCATAGCCAAAGCCACAGACACCTGATTGAACAAGGGCGCAATAGTATCTGAGACGTTGTTGATGTTATCGTCGCCGTACGTCAAGGAAAAGACGTGATCCCAGAAATTGGTGGGTTGGCCCGTGATAGCAATGTAACACCCCACCAGAAGGGTGAGACTGTACATACTGTTGACGATGGTGGTAAATGGGTGACCACTGGGAAGAGACTTGTTCCACTGGTAGATAAAAGACTGATTGTCACCCTTTCCCCCAATGTGACGCGAATACATCAAGTCCATCCATAGGACCTTGCGCACAAGTGCATTTTCAGCACCATCGTCATACCACCTGTTAACCACATCCAACAGCAACATCAAGATGGACGGTTGCTCAGAGGCATCGAAACCCTTGAAATCACCGTCAAAAACCTTCGTGCCCTTGCTCTTCATGACAGAAGCCACACGCGCCCAATCTGAGTAAGGACAAACACCCGGCGCCATACCCGTGTCGATGTTGTTAGACATGGCGGCAGCACTGAAAGCTCCGAAATACATACGCCACGCAATCGTGTAGTCCAGTGGCGCTGAAGAGATGAGGCGCGTTGCCACAGCATCCACCTTCGCCTTGGTGCGTAGCTCATCCTTCAAGAAATCAACGAAGACATGACTAAGCCGCACACCCTTGCGAGCTGAGTCGACAACATACTGCACACGAGCACGTAACTCTTTGCACAAATCACCAGACAGATCGTACTCCTCAGCAGTACCAAAAAACTCTTTTTTTCCGTTTTTGACTGTGCAGACATAAGGAAAGCCTGCAGCAGTGTTGCGGGGGATACTTCTAAACCGCAGACTGGGAACCCCAAGAACCGCCTCATCGAAAGAGAAGAGCCTACGCTCAACATCCTTCGTCCTCATGTTAAACGGACGCAGGGCTGTATGTACGGCCTGCTCCAACCAGGGCTGATCGTAGACGAACACGGGAGTGCTATATGGCTTCACAGCATTCTCCATGGGGTTAACAAGAGCACCCTCCTTGAACACGGGACGCATGTGGGCTGGGGCGAGCTCATGGGGCCCAAGTACGCCGTGGAAGCGCGTCTTGTAGTAGGAAGTGTATGGACAGAGACTGACTCCCTTCTCCAGTTTAAGCATAGGCAAAAAACTGCCAGCGTCGCTGAACGGAATACTGTTCGTCTCCTTGATGCCGCACTGGACGCGTGTTGATAAATCGTCAAGAAACAAGTCCGTAATGTCCGCATTCAGAGACTTCTTAGCTTCTTCCCACATCTCACTCGTGACAGGCGTAGCCACGCCCTGACCCTTGTGGTTGTCATAAGCAACATGGATGCCCACAAACACTCGGCCGCCCTGGAAAGGACAATCGTTAAGGCAAAGTGGAGCGCCACAGTCACCATCTTGTGTGGACGCAGTGTGCAGTATAGTGCGCTTCCATTCAACAGGACCACACGCCTTATACCCAGCGACTTCCAGCTTGGGAATAATATGTGTCATATGATGGTTGTTGCTCTGAAGATTACCATCCTTCGTGACGTTCAACACTTCCAGGACAGCGCGTTGTTTGTTGAAGCTGCGGATATCTTTCTCGCCATTGAGAAACTGCGTGATGCGGCGAGCCGAAGCCATGCCCTTGATATTGATGAAACTGACATCCGTCTGGGGCACATCAACGCGGGGAAAACGCATAAACGTGTCATAGGGGAATTCGGTACGGTATGTAGTGTTGACTGAGCTGCGGAAGATGAGCTTGAGCAGAGAGGGCGAGCTTGATTCAGCGAGGACTTCACGCATCTTGATGAGGAAATGAGTGGGGAAAACCGCATACCCCTGTTCCAAGAAGAGAATTTGGCCCAAGATAAAAGTGCGAGAACCATCGATGAGTAGAAGCTTGTGAGTGTTATTGTAGATGGCGTTCACTTCATCAGCCCTGGATTGCAGCGTGATGGACTGGTTGACGCGCTGTATCGTGACGGGATTATGTACGCTCTGCAGTTCAGTCTGATCTTCTTTTTTCTTATTTTTTTTGATTCCAAAGACAAAGGCAAGAATGCCACAGATGGTCTTCTTCATCGTTTTGAGAAGGAAAATGAGGGCCTTGAGTGCCACGATCAGCAGTGCAGTACAGCCCAAAACCTTCAGAACCGACATAACCTGGCTCTTTAGGCCACGCTCCTCCTGCGTAACCATCTGAGCCAAGTGCACAATGTCGTCGGACTGCGCATCTGCATCCTCCTCCTCTATAGAATCAGCGCCCTCGTAATCAAAAATAGGATCAACCGAGGACTGTGCGACAAGGCCAGTAATGTAATCCGACAACTGTGTGCGAACCGCACCGTGTGTAGTATTCCGCGCGCGGAGCTCCCGCGACATCTCAACAACAAGGTCCTTGAGTGGCATCCACGTTTCAGTTGTGATACCGCGCAAATAATCATGGCGCGCGACTTCCCAGATGTGCCAGGGGTATCCATCAAGCCCCTTGCGTTTTTCCTGCACTGCCTTCTGCATCTCATCATTGAACGCCTGAATGCTAAGGCGACCGTTAGACTCAGCGTACTCTGGCCTCACACGCAACCGATAACTGTATCTCAATCTCCTCTCCACAGCCTCAGGTTCAGCGATCACAATACCGGCTTCTGATGTGATGCACTGCACATTCGTAGACCCATATATAAACTTGGAACTGAAATAAATTTTGCCCTTGGATTCGACATCTGCGAAGTTCAAAGGGTAGGCAAACGTGCTGACCATACGGATGATGTCCATATAGCTGTTGTCAGGGTTGCCCGCGACCACACGCTCCTGGAAAGCATCATCTAGAACGACACACGCTTGCCCAGCATAACCGTTCCAGTACTCCGAAGTTCCCTTAGCCCAGATGTGCTTCACGACGTCATCGGCACTCTTGACGTTGGACAACACGCCAGACGACACAAGGACAGTGGCACACAATTGCTGCGATATCATGGTCTTCCCAGTCCCAGGCTCGCCAACCATCATAAGGACGACTGGCTCGACACGGAAATTATTGCGCGCATTTAAGGCGCCTTGATGCGGCTCAAGTGCCTTGCAGGCACGAGCAAGAGTGCGCTCAACAAGAGGTGCAACCTTGGTCCGCATATAAATATTTTTGAAAGTATAGCCCTGGCGCACGAGCTCAACAAGCTCATCAATCTTGTCCGCCGAAATGGGCTCACCAATGGAATCGGCGCAAGCAGCAGCGTTGACTTTACGCACCCACTCCGTCACTGGTTTTTCTGCTGAGTGATACAGCTGAATACGATCAGCCTTTCCGAACCTGGCGCGAAGCCAGTTGACACTTTTTTCCGTGACTGACAAGACCCAATGGATAAAACCCTCCCAGCCTGCCTGCGCACGCTCCAAAATTGCAATGCGCTTGAAGACCTCAACAAACTTGCCAGGCTTATTACCCTTAAAGACTGAAAAAACGAACAAAGCAGAAAAGATCTTGGACATAGATGGAGCAAAGGTGTCCAAATTAATGGACTGCAAACGAATACCGTCGTCCTTAGGGGGAATCACGGTGTCTGCGAGAGAACTACCATTGAAGAGAGCTCCAGTCACAATCTCACGGACTTTATCCCAAAGCCCGCGTCCACACACCTTGCAAAGCAGGGCCGCGAGAAGCGGCAACGCCACAATAGGCGGAAGCTCACACTTTCTAAAAATGTAAAAGATAGCCATAGCCAGGGGGATGACAGTAAAAAGCTTGCCAACACGTGCACACATTTCCTTCTGAACCTTGCCGACGACATTCACGAGCTCTGTTTTTGTTTTTTTTATAGTTTCCAGCGCGTCCTCACCAGTGCGCGACAGATTGCGCACAAGCTTGGAAATGCCGTTGTGAAGCAAGAAGAGGCCTGCACCAACAGCAGCGCCAACAAGCTTACCAGACTGAAGCTCAAGGCCGGAGTTGCGCTTGTCACGCTGAGCCCGGACGGCACGAGCACGCTCAGCCTTAGGCACGCTCTTCCGAAGCTTCTCTTTCCTCTCCATCGCGGCCATGCGTTGGTACTCCTCGCGCTCAGCGCGAGTGCGCCGTGCACGAACAGCACTCCTATGTGCCCGATTAGAGCTCGGTCCGTACTGAACCGGCTCCTCCACCTTGATCTGAGGTAGCGGCTTAGGCTTAGGCTTGGAGGCTTCGACATGCTCAGCCTTCTTCTTAGCCCAAATTGCCGCCTTTCGCTTCTTCCTCTCCGCCATGCGGTCCTTCCGCATCTCCTTACGGTGCGCATCATCCACCGCATTCACGATGGCGCTGGGCACAGCAGAACCAACCTGCAGCATAACCTCAGGCATGGTCCACTCAGTCTCGGCATCCTCCTCCAGGACAGGAGGAGAAGCTCGCTTCGGGGTGGACGTCAGCCGCATGCTCCCCTTAGCACGAAGCTTACGCATCTTCTTGCGCAGCCTTTTCTTCTGGGAGCGAGAGAGGCGAACCCTCTCGTCTTTGGTGACGATGTCGATGATGCGAGCGAGGACAAAGTCTCCGCTGCACGTGCACGGCGTCGCCATAAGAATCTCCTGCCACGCCGTCTCCAGTGGGATGCACGCGGGCAACCAACTGAAAATGTCGTACTCCACGAGAAACTCGTGCAGCCGATCGGCGAACCACACGGCACGGTCGTCAGGCAGGCCCTCAAGAAAACCAGGCAAGATCCGCAGAAGCGGATCGTTATACTCGACCATCTTCTCCACAACACCAAGGGAGAAGAGATCCATGTACCTCAGATCGAGGCCGACATTCTCGCGGAGCCACCGAACGTAGAGAACCACAGAAGAGTCATCGATTGACATGGTTGTTGCTGGGGTTTGTGTTGAGGTTGAGCGCAAAAAGGGCGCGGGAGTGTTTCTGCGAATGTTCAACAGAGTGCGCAGGAGCGGTGGGGGGGGTCCGTTTTATATAAGTATAAAACTGGCAAAAGAACTCGGCCCAACAAACAGGACCTGACTCAAGGAGCGCATACAAACGTCACAAGGATCACCATCATAGGGAACCGATGGGCCTGCGCAAGTCAGAGCATACCAGCGAATACTCAACTGGTTTCCCGCCGTACCTACTCCTCGCAGAAGGAGCGTTTGTCTTGGCCAAGGATCCTCTTCGGATCAGGAACTAACTTACACCATCGCACCTCAGGATATAGTCAAGTGACAATGCATACGACCTTTAGCTGACGAGTGAATATAAGATACACCGTCAGCTCGCTCGCGGGCCTAATACCCCAGCGTAACTCAGAGAGGTCTTGACTCCGAAACTACTCAAAGCAGAGAAGCGTCACACTTGTCTCATTCCAGACAAGCACAGGCACCAATAATCACCTCCCCAGGTGAATCCTAGCGATCACTGAGTGACCATCGCCAGATATGCGCTGTGACTCCAATGCGAGCAATCGGATGCTCAAGGATATGTTCTTGTTTTTGTTTTTGTTTTGAAACTAGTAGGCTCAACCACGTGACGACGATATAAAATCGTCCCTACTAGATAGAAAAACGGCTCAACCACGTGACGGCGAAAGAAGACGCCCCGTTTATCTATTCAAGGATTTTATAGAAATCCAGTCCACCCATGTAGTGTATGGGACTGGAGGTAAAAAGAAAATTTACCATCCCTGAACGCAAAGCGCTGGATAGTGACCTGATGAAAGAGATCGATCAACATCCACTGAAAGAAAGAGAAAAACATGACACACGTATACTGTTCCTAACCGGGGTGTCTTAGTTCGCGCTGGCTAAACGCTGGAGTTGACGACTCCTACCCGAGTGCGTTTTCGACGCTCCTCACGTCTCGACAAGCACTAGAACGAACCCGTGTAGGAAACTGAAATGAGGGTGTCGAAACAACCGCACATCCCAGAATGGGCCATGCATTTTTCTGCGTATCGAGGCAGCACGCTGCATAAGGCGTGGTAAAATAGTGTACGGGGCGGAATTCCCCT